ATCGGCTGATATAAGGTTTCAAATCGTTGACGCTGACTCTGAAGTTGATCTCGTAAAATCATTTGAGGTCAGGTCAATTCCTACATTTATTCTTATTGAAGATGGCAAAGAGATAAAAAGACTCTCTGGAGCACAGACAAAGGATCAACTGTTAGGGTTAATGAACAATGAGTGAAGACTATACTGATATTTTTGATATGCTCATTTTAAATGGAGCAATTGAGGTTATAGGTCTTGACCCTATATCAGGTGAATTTTTATATTCAATGACAGAAAAGATGATTGAAATCATGCCTGAAGTTTATCAGGAACATCTTAACCAGGTAAACCACCAGATAATGGGTCTTTGGGAAGATGGCTTTGTTACTGTTGATTTGCTAGATGAGAACCCTATGGTCAATCTAACACACAAGGCATTCATTCCAGAAGAATTATCAAAAATGAGCATAGAGTCCCTAGAGTGTCTAAATGAGATAAAGAGAGTTCTAGCAAAGTAAATTCTGCTATAATCAGTATATAGGTCTAGGAGGATCATCATGCCATATAAAGTGGGAGCAAAAGGATCGTTTGGGTGCGCTGGCTACCCTGCCCTTAAAGAGGGTACAAATGAAGTAATGGGATGCCATACATCAAGAGCAGCAGCATCAGCACAAATTTTTGCTATTAATCGTAGTGAAGGTAACATAGGAAAGGCTGCTACCTCTTTGGTAGAAGGTGACTTTGCTATGACTGAGCACGGTGGAGAAGGAGATTTTCACATTGGTCAGGTTGTACACATTATGTATGAAGGCATGCTTGGAAATACTGGTACAGAGTACGCATTGCAGGCAACACCAGAAAATCCAGCGGTACTAATTCAATTATTTGAACAAGAAGAAGATGGAACATGGGAAGCAACAAGACTCTATAGTGCTTGTAGTATGGGACTAATGGTAAAAATTCCACCATTAAAAACAGAAGAGTCAGAAGAGATGGACTCAGAAACTATGATGGCAATGTATGATTCATCAATTGGCAAAGCAAAGAAACCTAACTATGGAGCAATGATTAAGCCACGTAGCGGTGGATCCTCTCCTGCAAATCCAAAACTATACGCAAGAGTAGTTCAAGCAGCAAAAGATAAGTTTGATGTATATCCATCAGCAGTTGCAAACTCTTGGGTAGTTCAAGAATACAAGCGCCGTGGCGGTACATATAAATTTGATTCAGTACAAGAAACAAAAAGTATTTGGAGTGGATTGTTTGATCCGAAAGGATTTAATAAATAATGCCAAAGAAAAAAGCGGGAGCATTTAACGCAACCCAAATTAAAGATGGAAAGATTGTTCGTATGAATAAGAATGGAACAGTTAAGTCTGTTCTTGGTGACTACTATGTTAATCATAACAAGGTGAAGAAGAATGGCTGATACATATACCCCAACTTCTGGCATGAAGGCTGCTGCAAGAAGAGCGCTTAAGTGGAAAGAAGAAGGCAAGGCAACTGGTGCTGGAACTCCTGTAGGTTGGGGTAGAGCAACAGATATTGTTAACGGATCTGCAATGTCTCTTGATACTGTTAAGAGAATGTTTTCTTTCTTTTCTCGTCACGAAGTAGATAAAAAAGGAAAAGGCTTTTATGATGGTCCAGAGTTTCCTTCCAATGGTCGCATTATGTGGGATGCTTGGGGCGGAGATGCTGGATTTTCTTGGAGCAGAAGTATTGTAGAAAGAGAAAAAAATAAAACTGAAAAGTTGTGGGCTGGAAGTCCATTTAGCATAAGGGGTAGACAATAATGGAAGATCTAACAATAGATGAACTAAAACAATTAGTTATCTTTTACAGACAAAAGTCTAATGACTTAGAGTTTGAAGTACTAAAGTTTCAACTAAAGAATGCAAGAGTGCCCGAAAGTATTCAGGTAGATAAAAAACCCAAACCATAGGAGGACTTAGTGCTATATGTCATAACCTTTGGCTTGACAATACTTGCTTCTTGGCTTATAATTAGAGTAGTAACAAAAAATAAGTATAAAAAATCTCATAGAGTTATCTATCGCCAAAGCGATATGCATAAAATGATGAAAAAGTTTTTTACTTATGAGTTACCAGAAAAAGAAGATCCTTCCTCTCAGTTGCAAAAGCGAAGAGAAAAGGATACAATTAAGGTATTGGTTATAGAAGATCAAGCCTATTGGGTTACTAGCAATATATTTTATGTTGCTAATGTAGAAAATGGTACACCTGTACCAGAAACTGCAAAGCCAGTAGACACAGCCAATATGTCCAAAAAAGATATTCAAAAGATGTTATCTATATTAGATAACTTAAGGGGTGGAAACAAAAATGATAGTGGCAGTTCAAGGAACGACTGACTTTAATGACTACCAAATTTTTTTGCGTGCAATGAGCGTTGCTCTCTCTGGCATGAAAGAAGATGATAAAGAGTTTATTATTTATTCGGTTGGCCCAGCAAAAGTCAACTCTTTTGTTTCAGAATTTTCTAATCTTTCTGAAAGAGGCATGAAGGCTCGTGGGAAAAAGATTAAGTTCTATAAAGCACCTCAGTCATGGATAGAAGAAAATATGAGTTACATTAATTACTTTGCATTTTTAACTACTACTAAACAACAAAACTTAAAACTTGTTGAACAAGCAGAACTTAATAATGTTGAAGTTGGAATTTTTAGATACTAAAAGGGGTAAAGATGATCATAAAAGACTTAGGTACAATGGAAAAAATTGTATCAAAAAATAGCGACCTAAAGTGGGTTGGCTGGGATGTTCTAGAACTCAAGAAATCAAATCTTGGCAGAACTGACGTAAATGGTATTCGCATAAACAATCAATGGTACATCAAAAAAACTTTTAGTCCTTCTCGTAATGGCTGGGAGATTCCAGGCAAGTATAAGGTGTAGACATGAAGCAGCATCTATGGAAAGACGATGCTCCGTGCAAAGACCTTGATACTAATATCTTTTTTGATAAATATGAAGATGAGCCAGATTCTAGATTTTTAGTTGATGCCTTGTGCATGCAGTGTCCATTAGCAAGAAAATGTTTTGCTAACGGCGTATCTGGTAAAGAGTGGGGAGTTTGGGCTGGTGTATACCTTGAAGATGGTAAAATATCTAGAGAATTTAATAATCACAAAACTAAAGCAGACTGGGCAGATACGTGGCAAATTTTAACAACGGACAAATAAGTGTATACTAATTCAATGAAGAGAGCATTCCATGCGGTCCAAGCACCTAAAGGTTTTTCGGTTCAACTTATTGACAACGAGCACTTCCTTACCATTAAGTTAGATGAAAGACATTTTTCTGGTCTTACACATGGTGAAAAGATTGCAGCATTGCAATATGTAGTTCAACTAAAGAATGCTTTAGAGATGGAAGGCGCTATTGTGCTAGTAACTAGAGAGGTTCTCAAATGATTTATAAAATTGCAACTGTTTCTTTGTTAGTGGCATGTATAGTATTTTTACTTTCATACATTTATACTTTAAATAAATTGGTGATAAGCAAAAAGACTGCTAGCAAACTGTATGTTGATAATTTTGCACTAGAGCAATACATAAAACTATTACAAGACTCTAAATCTAACAACACAGATCAAGAGGTTCACAAGGAAAACTTTTTGAAGTTTTTGTCTGATTCTAGAGATTGGGCATTTGCATATATAGAAGAGGTTCAGACTGGTCTAACAGAATTTATTGAAGATGTTAAGCCAGAAATAGAATACTTTAGAGAGTATGGTGACATAATTTCTATGCAACCAAATTACCATTCAATGAAAAAGATTTCAGAATCATATGATAAACTTATTAAACTATTGCCAAAGGAAGAAGAGGAAGTAAAGTGAAAGATATTTTGTTATCTACACTAACAGGTTTTGGGTGCGGTGTCGTGTTCGCAGCATTCAAATTGCCAGTGCCAGCACCACCAGTTTTTGCGGGAGTCGCAGGAATTATTGGTCTATGGATTGGCTTTACATTACTAACACGAGTTATATCCTAGGAGGAATAAAATGAATAAGAAACAACTAGAAGCACTACTAGCATCATATGGTCGCTCAGTGCTTGCATCAGGTCTAGCACTCTACATGGCTGGCGTAACAGATCCAAAGGATCTATGGACAGCACTTGTTGCTGCTATCGCACCAGTAGCAATTAGAGCAATCAACCCTAACGACAAGGCTTTTGGCGTATTGCCAGATGCTAAGGAAGTAGAGAAGGCTCTCAAGTCTGCTAAGGCACCTGTAAAGAAGAAGGCTGCAGTCAAGAAGGCAGCACCAAAGAAGTAAATAGTCAAAATAGTTAGGGCCAGTCTATTTAGGCTGGCTCTTTCTATGCTACCAGAGGAAAATATGTCAACAACAGCGCTAATAATGTGTACGTATATAAGGTTTGAAAACCTAAGTGCTACATTAGCCTGCATAAATAATCAAACAGACAAGGATTTTGATTTTTATATTGTTGATAATTCAAATCAAAACGAAAAACTTTTAAAGTATTTAGATAAGTTTAAAGGCAACTTAAATATCTCTGTTCACAATTACTCAAATGAATTTAAGCAGTTTGCTAGGTTTCTATTAGCAAGAGATCTCGCTGAAGAAGGATATGAAAAAATAATATTTATTGATGACGATGAAATAATTCCAAACACCTTTATTCAGGAATGTCATAGACAATATGAAAGCGATTGTGTAAAATCTTTTTGGGCACATAAGGTTAACTCAAGATATAAAAGAAAGATTAAAATTGTTGGCAATGAGTTAGGTAACTATGCTGGTACTGGTGGGCTTATTTGTGATGCTAAACTTTTTTTAAATGAAGACTTCTTTGACTGCCCTGAAGAATACTGGATCATTGATGATCTATGGTTATCTTATTATGTATTAAAGTTTACAGACTATAAGATTAAAGAACTCAGAACAGATATTAAATTTATTAAAGATAGAAAGGCAACATTTTTAACTCTTGGAGATTTGAAACAAAAGTTTTCCGAAGAGTTTATCCTTCCAGAATCTGAAGGTATTGATCCCTTAGAATAGATGGGTCAAAGTTTTCAAATCCAATCGTTGCCAAGTTCTCTAACATCAGCATCATATACATCTAGTTTAACTCTTGTCATAAGTGTAGTAATTTTGCTTGATGGTATTAGCCAATCTTTTGGAAGCACCTGATTATTTGGGGATATATCAGTCATAAAAACTGGAAGGCCACTCATAAGGGCTTCATTCATTGGTAGACAAAGACCAGCATACCTTCTTGGAAGAACCATAGCATCAAAACCATCATACATTGAAGACCTGCTATCAACATTGCCTATTTCAACAGTGAGCCTGGAGTCTTGGCAATTAATATTAAGTTCGCTTTGGCTCCGAATAACTAACTCATAGTCAGCCTTGGAATGTCTGAGCATATCAATTACAGTTTGAGTACCGTTTCTATCTTTGGAAGCAACCTTTCCGCCAATATGTAGGATTCTTTTATGATCTTTTGCAAGATTATTATTTCTAACAGTGGCAAACTCTTCTGAGTCAATTGGCGGCGGTATATGAACAACAGTCGTATCATTACTAAACTTACTAATAACCTCATCTATCTTCCAGTAACTAGGAGAAATCATATAGGTTGGCAAAGGCATATCTGGTTTATTTAGATGATCAAGAAACTCATAGTTATACTGCATTAAGGTTTTGACCTTACGCCTTTGGGCCAAATTAATAAAGTGTGGGTGGTAGAAAGTTTCACAGGTTAAAACAGAATTTAATCCATCCATAAATATAGCAACCTCTTGCTTGGTTGGAAAGCCATTGGTCATTGTTACGTTATATCCTTCATACCACTCAGGATATTGCTTATTGTTATTAAATTTTGCAGAGTTAATTAGGAGAATCCTATCTGGATTTAACATTTTAACTAAATCCCTTGTTTGATTTCCTAATCCAGTATTATCGCATCTTGCAATTATTCCAAATGTCACTCTGTATATCCCCAAGCATCATCATCTGATGTAAATTTTCTTGTTCCAGCACGACCATCTAGATGATATGAACGCTTAATACTTCCTTCTGGATGATAGATCCAAAGTTTATGCTTGTCCCATCCATCATCTTGGACTACCCCGTGAAACTTATCTTCAATAAAAGTTTTCTCATCACAAGCAGGAAGAACTACTTCTCTATAATATTTAGTTAGACTAAGGTGTGGCCTTTGACTCCATTGAAGTGTTTTCATAAAGCCATCTTCAATGCCAAACATTAGATGTTCATGCTCAATAGGAATAGATGCTTCAAAGTGAAATCTAATAGTGTTAGCCTTCTCATATTCAAGCATGTCTAGACATTTCTGCCAATCAATTTCAATGTCAGGAGTTAGTGGAGCATCTCCTTCAACATAAAGTATTGCTGCTGTTTGAATATCATCAATAGTTTTTTTCATCATGTCTGTCTGATGGCTATGCTCATCAAATATTACAGGCAAAACATTTTTCCATTCATGTAAACACTTCCAGAGAACCCTACTTTTAAATTCATCGTAGTCATCCTTACGGGCCAATCTTTCTTTTCTGAGACCATCAAGTTGTAGAATGATTTCGTTGTCTGGAAAGTGTGATCTTACTGAGGATATTGTCTCATCAATAATAAAAGTATCTGGATGACTTGGAATAACTGAAGCGACTACTATAATTGTTACGTTATCTTTGTTCATAAATATCCTTCATTATCTCAATAGAAAAATCTCTTTTATATTTAATCCACCAACATACAACCTGATGCATATTGTTTGGATAATCATTAATAAGGTTAGGAAGTATTTCTTTTAATTTATTCCAGTTATTAACTTTTTCAATTGGAATTCCTGCAGGGTAAACATAATTAAAATAATCAATCATTTCACCCTTAGAATCAACAAGATCCCCAACAGGCAAAGCCAACATCTCAATAGCCTCAAAGAACCTAAAGGTGTCTATAACTTGGGCACCAGCGGGGGCTGGAACAACTCTAGCCTTTGATAGGGTGCGGTAGTACTCTTTAGGCTGTTCTCCCTGTGCAAAGCCCTTTGTAGGCTTATAGAGGGCATTGGGAAGGTCTGGCATAACCTCTGCTAACTGTTGTCTACGCTGATGGGTTATTTGTCCACCAAAATAAATGTCATATTCTTTAACAGGATAATCAGGTAGGTTAGACTTTAAATGCTGAGGTGGACCAATAAAAAATTTATTATATTTTTCATGTTTTTGATGTGGGTATTGAACCCAAATAGAAATATTAGAGTGACTAATTTTATCTACATTAAATTGAGCGCTTTCATCACCAGTTATAAACAAGACAACTCTATCAAGGTTTTTTAATTGGTTTGATATTTCTTTTTCTTTACCAGCATTTCCATGTCCAGGAATAACAACAAACCCACGATCTGCTTTTGGTATTTCTTTTACAACTATCTGACTAACATTATTTTTTTCAAATGTTTCTTTAAGTAATCCATAGTCCCATTTACCATCCGCAGCATCAAGCGGATCAATAGAATATATGTATGCATTAGTCATTTTGTAGCCCTAACAAACATCCATTCAGGATGCATATGATTTGTAAATATTAAGTTTTTAAATCCTGCATCACTTAATATTCTGTCAACTTCAAACCTTGATGTTTGATAAGAGTATGGAGAGTTCTCTTCCCCAACAACAAACTGAAAGAATAAAATACCATCAACTTTTAATTTTTCATAAGCAAGTTTTATGTAGTTAATCTTTTCTTGGTGTTCAATATGTTGAAAGACTAACATTGAATATACAAGATCAAGGTTGTCTGCAAGTTCTTGATACTTTATGTTATCTCTTTTAGGTGCAAGGTTTATCATTTCATCAGATATGTCTATCCCATAGAAGTTACAGTCTTTGTGCATATCTGCAAAAGGAACTAGCAGTCTGCCTATTCCGCAACCAATTTCTAAAACATTGTTCCATTCGTCATTATTATTTTTTATAAGATCCAAAAATGTTTCAGTAGTTGCCCACTCATCTGCAATATATTTATACCTTACATCTGGATCTTTAGCAGCGTTATCCCAAAAAGTTTTAGCATGATTCATAATAAAGATGCACCTCATGCTGATAGTCTAAAATTATTTCAGTATATCCTAATCCCTTGATCCATTGTCTAAGATTATATAAAGATTCATCCCATTGCTGTAACATAAACTCAGGGTGTCCAGATAGCCAAATCTTTGGTTTGTACTCTCTAAGCACCTTCTCTGCACCTCCTAGCACCCTCCATTCACTACCCTCTACGTCCAATGAAATAGCGGTAGGTGGTTTAATTCCATGATCATATACACAAGAATCTATAGTGATTTGCCCATAGGTATCTCCTTCAAGATACAATTCTTTAAATCCATGTGCTGCTTCAATTACATCATTAACTTCTGGGGGCCATTCATTGTAATATATTCTAGAAAGTTTATTTATCTTGTCAGATGCAAATCCAGGAATACATACCATGGGAATTTCTAAATTATTTGCAGTCCATGTTGCAGGAAAGTGCGACCAAACTTTAGGGTTTGGCTCAAATAAAACTACTTCTGCACCCCACATTTGACATAGTGCTGGAAATTCTCCTTCTTCAGCACCAACGTAGTAAACAACATCTTCAGTACCAATGTTCTCAGACATATGTTTTAATCTTGGTTTTTCCCACCCATGTGGTTCATACCAGTCTGGTCTATCTGCACGATGCTTAGGCAAGATCATTTCAAACTCTCCGTTTAAAACTGCTTTAACCATTTCTGTCATTTTTGCAACCATTCTATTAGTGATACCTTTGGCATCCATCCAGTTAAATTTTTAAACTTAGAGTTAGACGCAAGAGTTTCTTGAACCTCTCCAACTCTTGACGGGATAAACTTAACATCATTTGAAATCATATTAGCAATATCAAGTATAGAGTAGTTATTTCCATACCCAATATTATATACTTCACCAAACCCATCTTTTGTCTGAGATGCAAGGATGTTTGCTTCTACTACATCAGATATGTGTGTAAAGTCTCTGCGTTGAGATCCATCTCCAACTACCGTTAATGGCTTTCCTTCGTGGTATTGTTTTAAGAATAACCCTATTACTGGTGCATACTGACCTTTAAGGGGCTGTCTATTTCCGTAAACGTTAAAATATCTAAGGGATATAGTTTCTAAACCATACAAGTTATAATACACTCTTGCTAAATTTTCCCCAAAAACTTTTGCTGCGGAATAAGGTGTTAGTGGATCAGACTGCTGAGTTTCTGTGTTTGGAATAAAGGACTTTTTTCCATATGCAGAAGATGTGCTTGAATAAATTAGTCTACCTACCTTGTTAACCCTACAAAGTTCAAGAACATTGGCTGTTCCTACTGCGTTTGATTGAATAGATTTTTTAGGATTTAGTATTGCTGGCTGTATTCTTGCATCAGATGCAACGTGAAATACGCAGTCAATATCTTTAAAGAGTGGGGCAATCAGATCATAATCACAAATATCATACTTATAGTTTTGTGCTTTATCATTCCAATAGAATTGTTCATGACACTCTGCAGACTCATCATCAACACAAATAACATCATGACCAAGACTAATTAACTTATCAACAAGGTTTGATCCAATAAATCCAGCACCACCCGTCACTATACAGTTCATTGTATTCCTAACTCACTCATAATGATTTTCCATCTATGGATGTATGTATGCTCTTGCT